GATCTCTCGCTTGCTACGAACATCGCTTCTTGGATGATCTCTGGTAGTAAGTCGTTTAGTGTTGTGGTTGTTGAACCTGCCATAATATATTCTCCTTAATGAATTTTAGGCTAATCCTGCTGTCTTGCGATAGTCAGCATAGATTTTTCTGTGCTCAGGATTTTTCATATCCAGTTTACTAATGTCTAACTTCTTAGTAGTGTTTGCTGTGACATTGCTTTTAGTATTAGTTGTGGCAGGTGCTGCCGACACAAAATGCGGATTGCTTTGCAGCCATGACTGAACAAAACTATCCACACTTACGGGTTTACCGCTGTCATCATAGCGAACAGAACCCTTTTCATCTAATACTTCAACTTCACCTTCTGGACTAAGTCTAACTTGATTACGAATCAATGCTTTAACTTGTTCCGGATTAACCGCACGATAACGAGCGGCTGCATCTACTATAGGAGTTTCAACTTTGAAACTTTCTATTACTCTATCCCTCTTTTGAATTTCTGCGTCCTTCTTGGCTGCTAATTCTTGTATAACACGATCAAACTCTCCACGCTTTAGTTGTTGCTCTTGTTGAATCTTTTGATGCTGACTAACAATTTCTCGTAGTTGCTCTGGATCACCAAGTTCTTCATACTTGCTTGAGTATTTCTTTTCTAGTTGACTTTTGGTCTTTGCTAGAATAGCATTTACTTCTGCTTGCGTAAAAGTCTTTTCTGTTGCCTGAGTTTCATTGGAAGGCTCAGTTCCTTCATTGTTGCCAATATTTTGTTCGGTCATTGTATCCGCGCCTCTTTCTAGAGTTAAAGTTTTGAGAATAATTTCTCGTATTGTATTTATATAAATTTATTCAAATTTATTCAGCAATTGGCTCCCAAGCCTTACACCAGTATGTGGCTCTAACAGGAGCATTGTTAAATCTAGTGCATAAGCCTTCTAAATAATAACCACAGTTTTTGCAGTTTTCACTGCCTGTTGCGAGATCATATGCTTCTGGTAAGTCTGGACTAATTGGCTTGCCATCAGGATAAACATAGCGTATTTCTTCTTCATCTGGTGGTGCTACGCCTTCTTGTTCAGCATATTCTTCATCAAGTTCGTGCTCTGTGCTTTCAATGTCAATGGTTTCCATTACAGCATTTTCAATCAATGCTCGTTTAACTGGATCTTGAACAATTTCACTAGCAGTCTTAAGTTGGCTTAGTTCATTGTCTGTATTGTGTAGTGCAAAGTTATCTGGATATTCTATTTCACCATCCCAAGTTGCACCCATGTATGTGTAAATGATAGTCCAAATTTGTTCTTCGGCTAATTGTAAGTTATCAGCAATGCTTGACAAACGTGCATTTAATAATTGGAATTCTGTTTCAATGGCAATACCTGACATTTCACGAGTTTCTGTTACGCGAACTGCGCCAACATTACCCATTGAATCAATCATCTTTTTACGATTGTTAATACTGTTGTAAATCTTATCAATCTGTCCACCTTCAAACTGTAAAACATATGGCTTTAAGTTTGCATCAAGGTTTTCTTCCATTGTAATAACTTGACCAGCAGCCGCACCTTGTGCGTTTGTGCCTGCTGTGGCTACTAATGAAGGGTGAGTATCTAAACGAATTGAATCATAGACTTCTGCTAGTTCATTGTAAATCATACGCTGTTGATCAGCAATGTCATCAATCAAACTATTACCTAATCCACGAACAGGACTGCGTTCAGCATAAGCACAGACAAATGGTAGATAGCCTAGGCCGTTAGGTTCTACTTCCATGTCCAGGACACGTTCTTGTTGTGTATCAGCACGATAAGTTGTAATTGTTTCTGTGGTCCATTCTTTGACAATGGTTTCAGTGCCATTGACTTCTTCAACATACTTGATATAATCTAATTGATAACCACCATTAGGTTGTCTTGCCCAACGCCAGTCTGTAACTGCAAGTGGATTATACATTGACAAGTAAGGTCTGGCACCTAAGGCTTGTTCATCTGCCATGGTAATCGCACCTACATCAGGCTTGGCTACGCAGATCCACATGTGACCAAATACTGATGTCCATGTTGCTACATCTTTCATAAACGCATCTAAACTGCGTCCATCTAAGTCTGCATCTTCTAGGATGTCTTCTATAGTAAAGTTATTTTCTAAACTGCCAAACTCTCTATGAGGCTTTTCTCTAAACAAGAAACTGATATACAATGAAATAAGACTTTTACATTGATTATCTAATGGACAGTTGTTTAGTCTTGCACTATATTCTGCATCGCTTTCTAATGCGTAACGCTGTAAGTAAGCGCCTTCACGATAGGCTTGTCCGCCTGTATAACTATCTAATAAGAACTTCCAGCGTAGTTGATTACGGCTGTAAGTTGTATTTCCACTTGTTGCCTGTAAATAGGCATTTTGAAATGTCTGTAATTCTGCCATTGTTTAGGCTCCAATATAAGTAATGTATTTATGCCAAAGCGTGACCGAATCTTTTCGGCGCAATTGGCTCGTGCTCTTTGTTGATAGGGAATAAGAACTGTATAGCGTAGGTCAACGCATCAAACATGTGGTCAAATCCACTATCCTTGTCTGGAATCTGTGTTCCTTCTTTATAACAAAACTGTTGCAAACTTTTAATAGTATGTTTGCACTTTGGATCTACATAGAATCTAGTTGTGTTATTGTCGCGCAAAAAGAACAAACTATTTGCCGCATTGATCCTATCTTTGACCTGCGGGTGTTGTCTATGATATCTAACGGTAAATCCAGCATTTTCTAATAGTTTAATGTCAGTGTTTCCATTTGCACTTGTTTTGCGTTGAACGCCTGCTGGATCTGGAAATATCTGTATAGGATTTCTAGGATATCTATTACGGATCTCATCAATTAGTTCATTAGTATTACTACTATAGAGAACAATTTCATCTATACAATGTAATCCATCTCGGGTGCGTCGCATTACTGTGCATGACATTGGATTAACGTTGAAGTCAGTGCCTAAGATCAATGTTTCTGTTGGGCTTATAGGATCTGCAGGCTTAATGTTATGTGTGCCAAATGCGTAAGCAATGATACCTGAGAAGTTTTCAAAAGTAGCAAGAAACTCTTGACTGAATGTTCTAGCATCTAAGTCTTCACGGGCTTGAGCAACTTCTTCTTCAGGAACATTGCCACCATCAATTGTTGTAAATTGAAAACTCATCCAGTTGCTTAATCTAGTATAATTGTCATACAAATCTTTGAACCAGTTCATACCTTTTGGTGTGCCTAAGAATAGCGCATGTCCACCTGTGTCTGCTAATGTTGGGCGTAATACTTCATACCACGCTTCTTTGTCAATGTCTGCTGCCTCATCCAAACAGATAAAATTTAATCCTACTCCACGTAAACTGTCATAATTGTCAGCACCACGCAAACTTATTTCACTGCCATTAACTAGTTCTAATGTTAAGTCTTGCTCATTGACTTTCTTTACCCAGTTTAGATTAATAAGTTTCTTTTTAATTTTCTTCCACAAAATCTGTTTAGCCATGCGATAGGTTGGCGCAACATACCAAACACGCTGATCTGGCTTTGAGGCATATTTGGCAAGTTCTCGTAGTGCTAGATGTGTCTTACCAAATCTACGACCGCAGACTGCTACGCGAAAACGCATAGGACAATCTGCAATCATGCGTTGTGCTTTACTTAAAGCCATTAGACAAATAGTTCCTTAAACGCTGTTTCTTCTTTGTTCCACGCTTCAATGCGAGTCTTGGCTATTTCTACATACTTTGGATCAAGTTCTATGCCCACATACTCACAGTCTAATTCCACTGCGGCACAGCCTGTTGATCCTGATCCGTTGAATGGATCTAATACACGACCCCCTGGAGGTGTAACTAACTTAATCAAATACTTCATCAACGCTATTGGTTTGACTGTGGGATGATTATTGCCAACATTACCTGTTCTAGCATCTAATCCAACTGCGTATCTTTTACCTGAATCATCAAAAGCACCTTGTTGCTTGCCAAACATTGCAGGAGGTATTTCATGTCCAATATGTCTTTCTTTAGAACTAACTTTGGGATTATAGAAATACTTTTGATATGGTTGTTCTATATCACCTAAAACATTACTGGGATATCTTCCATTTACAGTAGTATCTGTAATGTTTAGATAAGTTTTACCTGCTTTCTTAGCCATACATATAGGTTCGTGTTGTGGCTTTAAGTGTGTAGTGCTTTTAGGAAATCCATTACTTTGTAACCACATTATTTGATCACGGATCTCAAAGCCTGCTTGCTCTAGAGTAATAGCAAGATGATGATATGTTCTGGCTGCACTAAACGCTAATATATGTCCTCCAGGCTTTAACACTCTTAAACACTCTTGATATGTTTCTAGTGCTCCTGTGTTTGCATCCCAACTTTTACCTAAAAAGTCAATGCCGTAGGGCGGATCTGTGACAACGCTGTCAAAGTGATTATCGGGGAATGCCTTAAGGACATCTATATTATTACCTTGTAAAACTTGATATTTCATTCTTTAATCGTTTCATATTCTTCACGCATGTCATCCAGTTGTTCTTCACTGGGTTTATCATCTTCATCATCAGTAAACGGCAATATTTTTGAATTATCTGTGCTCATACCATTGTCGCTCATGCCCAGCATGTTCTTTGCTAAGAAGATTTGAACTGCGGCATTTAAGTTAACACAAGCATTTTTCAGCATTGCTCTGCGTAGTGAAATCTTCAGGTTTTCTCTACCTTTTACTAAATTATCCGTGAAGTTGTATCTTAATGTATCTTCTTTAATACCAAACCAGTTAGCAATATCTCTGTCAGTGCAGCCTATTGCTGCCAAATCTTCAACTTCTTCAGGAGGCACTACAACATTGTTGCGGCCCACTAACTTGCCTTCAACAATCTTTGATCCCCATTTGCTGTCTGGTTTTGGTCCTGGCTTCACAATATATCCCTTAATCTTTTTAATTCTTCGTGTGTTAAGAACATTTCAAAACTGTGATCATAAATGCTTTGACTAGTAAACTTTATGTGCCAACATTTTGTTGCTTCAACCCAAGTTTTATTAAGTCTTAGTTTATAATCTTCGTTGTTGATTATATCCCACGATTCTTTTGGTGCTCCTTGACTATACACCATAAACTGGCCTTGTCTCATATTTAATCCTTTTTTTATAAAATCTTTTTAACTGTGAACTCATCAGTAAAGAATAATTCATTTAATTTCTTTGCTAAGTTCTCTGCTGGATTGACTGTGGTATAAGTTGTTTTGTTATACTTCTTAAACTCACCCTGTGCATTCCAATATTTGTGTTTGACATTTATGGGCTGATCTTGATATAACACAGTATACAAACTTTCAGCATTTAATATTTCAATGCCATGAAAATCATCTATTTGAGTTGATAATATAGTTGTTGCTGGTGGACGGGCCATATTATACCCTTGTTACCAATGTTGTTAGTTCTGGCATGGCTAGTTTTGCTAACAACCAATTTTGTTCCTCCCAGTATATTGTGTAATATTCAAAATTAAAATCAAAGCGCATATATCTGGCAAATCTCTTTGAGACTTCTTTTAAGTTATGTTCAGTGTCTTCATCCATTTCAGCAAATCTATACTGACTTATACGAGTTTCTACAATCATACTAGTTTATCCGGTCTATTTGTTTCTTTTATTTCAAAATGGTGGGGATTTAAGCAGTCCTGTCGCTGACATTGCATTGTTACTCTATATGGTGTAACATCTTCTTGATTCACTGACATCCAAACTAAACGTCGTGCCTGCGTCATTTGCTGTTTGCCATTGTTTTTCCAAGCACCCATAAGTGCTCCTGTAGGGCTCATTGAACCCTGCCATATCCAGCAATCACTGACTTTGTCAGTTTTTTTAATCTTTGACCATAATCTATGATCATCCCAACCCCAAGGTCCATATTCAACATAACCTGGCTGTGTTTTATACCACTGTGGACATTTAGACATTGTCTTGTTCTTCCTCAAGTCGTTGTTGATATAATGCCAGTAATTCTGGATTAGTGCTTAACAAGTGCAGTATACCAGCAGCCATAGCATCTACTTGTTGTTCTGTGAGATGTAAGTTCATAGTCAATTCAATTAAATGCACCCATTCATGTGTTAATGTTTGTAGCATAACACTGGCAGGTAAATTGGGATCAATAATAATTGTATTAGTAGTGGGATCGCATTGACCTAGATCTCCATTAAGTTCTCTGGGTTCTGCGGCTCTTATTTTCCAAAGTTGTGACATAAATTCTAAGTCCATTTCCATTTGCTTTGTTCCTGTATTTTATTTATCTTTTTTTTCTAAGAATATTTACTTAATAACTTTTTGATTACTACAAGAGTTAAAAGTCCTAAAGGACTTAAAACTCATCAATCACTACGCTTGCGCTTCGTTCATTGATTTCGTTTTGCAACAAGTTTTTTTTATTTGCTATCTGTCAAAGAGCAATCATTGATTTAAGAAGAAAACAACTATCAATATTGATTATATCACAGATAGTTGGGCCGTAAGAGCGGCTAATGTAGTGCGAGATTAAAAAAAATCTGGGCACCAAATAGTGTCTTACTGCCTTCTATCGCAATCAATATTGATAGCGGTTCTCAAAGGTTATACTTACAATGTATTACTACACGGGAGACGATTGACTATGTAACTCCCCACAATATCACTTGTGTGCTCCGGCATTCCACTTTTTATCGCAGTAAGTATAAGAACTGCGTAGTGTTCTGTTCTTTAGCCGTCATATCATAACAGAAATTTGACCGATTCTTTATGGGATGGTTACACCCTGTGCCTAAGTTTGTTTGCCTATATTTTTATTTAGTATCTTGATAAACTTTTCTTACTTGAGCCTTGTATTGTTCTCGGCGTTGGATATCACCACCTTGAACTCTTTTTACATTATGGTGCTGTAATCGTTTTGCACGACTAATGCTGTCATTAATAAACTTTAAGTTTTGTTGACTAAGACTTTTCTTTTCACGAACTACACGACGTTCAATGTGCGCTAATTTACTAATATCGCTGGCATCAAAGTAATCCCAAATCGCCATTTTTCTCAAATCCATAAAGAACTTTACATCATCTGGACTGGGATGAGTCATTAGCAGTTCTTCATTTAGATTGCTTTTGAATAAGAAGTCTGTGACTCTCTGTTTGTGTTTGCGTTCTTTTTTACTGTCTGTTTTAGTAATACCCCAAGCCATACCCATAGTTCCCTGTGGGCGTTGCTCTGCTGCCTTACGCCAAGCAGGATCTTGAAATCTAGTCCATACATTCATTCTAAGACCTCTGCCAATCTATCTATAACTTCTTGTTGGTCTTCTGTGGTATATACTATTTTAACTTTACTGTCTGCGTTGATTAAGCGCTCACTGACATTCCAGTGCTTGACCCAACGTGTTGCAATCTCGCCATCTTTGGTTTTGTATTTTAGGTTATCTACGATAATACCAAAGTTCTTATCTTGTAAATCTATAATGTCCTGCCAAAAGACATAGTTTTTATTACTGGGATCTACATAAGTGTGGACTATCTCGCCTTTTGAGTTAGCCATAGTTATAACGGTCATAGTGCCGCCATATTTTGATTCTTGTTCTATTGTTTGTAAAACTACAAACGGTCCTTGTGCTTGCTTCATACAGTCTCCTTAATACCATTATTCATAAACTTTACCAACGGATCAATCTTAAAGTATAACTTTGTTATTGGTAAACCTAGGGGAGATTTTAATACCCGACCATTTATACTCAATGTTTCCCAAAATGTATTATCATTACAGGGAGTAATAGGTGCTCTGGTATTTGTTTGTTGATATTCAGTGATTTGTTCTGGCGTTGTATTGCGCTTAATGGTAATCTTATCGCCTTGAACAGCAACGACTTCGCCCATGTAATCTTCGCAGACTCCAACTGCCAATGTTGTATATAGATTAACGGCTAATGCTCCTACGATTGGCTCTATGTCCAATTCTAATTCATCTACTATTGGTAATATGTTTGTCATTTAGGTCTCCTTTGTTATTTGCCTATGCTATATTATAGCATAAAGTATTTATCTAAGTCAAATCTTTTTGTATAGTTATATCCAAAAAAAAGCCCCAAATATTTGAGGCTTTTTAGTGCTAGGTCTTTGCGACTTCGCTGTAGTAGGACTTGTCTAAGGGCATACTTTGGCAAATAACATTTAGGAAAGGATCAACTATTTTAAAGAAGATTTTGCCTACTACACAACTATTTATCTCAGTTCTTCAAGTTTCTTTTGTTTATTAAGTATTTCTTGTTGCAGTTCTGTTCGTTGTTCTTCTGCGGTCATTTCAGCGCGAATAACACGTATAGCCTGTGCAACTTCTTCGCCGGTGAATTGGCTATAAATGTCACGCATTTGGTTGAGGCAGTCTTGCTGTCTAGTCATTGGTCTTCACTTAAAATGGTAAACAAGTATTCTGGGTTTTTACGCAGATATTCTCGTTTGAACTCAGCACAAACTTCTGCGAGTAGTTTAATGTCTGCTTCATAGATATGTTTTCTATGATCACCATAATTACTGTCTTCAATATCTTGCAATAAATCTTTTAGACATTGGTATTCATACAATGATAGATAACAACTTGAATATTGTTTTCTAGCATAACTGCTAAAATGGCTGGCTAGGATAGATCGTTGTGCTGCCTTTGTAGGTGCCATCATATTCCAACCAGTGCCACCTGTGCCCACACTTGAATCCCAAAGACCTTTTTCGTTTATATCAGTGAGATTTCTAAGTTCATCAATGTTGACGTTATCAATTAAAAGAACGGCAAGTTCTTTAGCAATGTTATAATTCCAACCGTGCTCTGCAAAATGAAAGTAGTCAAAGTCAATAGTTGGAATGGCACCAATTGCTTGTTCAAAGTCTTTGGTAAGATTGGGCATTTTAGTTTCCTGAGCAATAAACGATTCTAACTGCGTCATAGTCGCTGACATACTTGGCTAACTCGCCTTGACCTTTTCTGTGATAGTGCATTTGAACTGCCATGCGGCTAGTGTTCACCGCGGTGGTGTCCCAACGATGTTTGTCCATACATTGTTGTTCTGCTGAACTTACAACTGGAGTTGACTTTTTTGGTGTTTCATCGCCACCGCAGGCAACAATAGCAACGCCAATAACCAAACCTGCTAAAACTAATTTAATCATAATGTCCTCTGTGTGTGTGTTAAAGTGTTATGTTCTACGCTGAACATAGTGTATTATACTATGTTCAGCAATTTAAGTCAATTTACGCGGCTAAAGCAAGATCCGCATAATCATTGTAATCTAACCAAGTAGACCAATCTTCGCAGTCTATTTTAGAACGGACTTGAATTTTACTATATTGGTCATAGTCGTTAATCCAAGATTTTTTGGAATAGTCTGGATCTTGTTCGCAGTTAAAGAGAACAGCCTTGATTTTTGGTAAATCTTTTGCTGGGTCCATACTGTAATATGTAAGACCAAGACTGGCTTCTCCATAGAGACCTAATGAATCGGTATCACTGAATTGGATACCATCTACCATTACCATTTGAACTGGTAGCATTCGGGCTTTGGCTAACTTTGCCATTACCAAAGCACAATCTTGTGTGCCTCCAAGACCTCTAAAAAATACTTGTAATTCAATTTTTTGTGCTTCTTTTTTAACACCCCAAGTGTGTCCTAAATTAAATAGATTTGCCATTTTGTAATCTCCTGATTAAAGTTAAGTAATACAGGACAGCACCTTACTGCCCTGTATGTATCTATTATACTACCAAAGTTATTTTGTGTCAATTAAACGAACAAGCCTGCTTTTTTGGCTTTAGCCACTGCGTCTTTGCCAGTAAATACGAATTGGCTAATATCCAATTTGCTTACAGGAAGACCAAGTTCGTGTTGAATGTTCATCTCAACGGTGCAGGCTTCTAACAAACCATTAAAGCCTTCCCAAGCGGCTTCTTTAACTTGGGCAATACTGGCAACACCAGTGCGAACCAAATTCAATCCAACATAACAGGCTTTTTCAATACGGTCTCTATCAGCCTGCTCATATGCTTTCATAAAGTCATCACCATCAAGGGTGCTAACAATATTTTCCATATACTTCATATATGATTCTTGATCTTCTTTGATCATAGCAACATATATTGGACGCATAGCAGACCAAGCGTCGCTATGTTCTTTTTTTGGACCTGTTGCTTTAAGAGCATCAATCTCTGCTTTGCGTTGTTTTGCCTGTCCCATTTGTAAACTCCTGTTTAGTGTATGTAAGTGTATATTATAGCACCAAAATCATTTAATGTCAATTAATGCTATTTGCCTTATGAACAGCGTTTTCTGCTGAACATAGTGTATTATACTATGTCCAGCATTTTGTGTCAATTAACTGTTATTTTGCAACAACTTGACGGAAGTGCTCAAGTTCTTCAACAACGGTGTTAAACGACAAACTGTCATCAACATCGTAATAACAAGCAAGTCTATGCAACTCTTTGATCATGATCTCAACTTTAATGCTGGGATGTGCTCTAGCAAAGTCGTTGGTGAAAAAAGTTTTTTGTTTAGTAATAGTAGTCATCTCTAACTCTCTTTCTGTGTGTGTAAAAATTTGTTGTTGCACTATTGCTTCAACACTTGTAGTATAACATATTTGCCAATTTGTGCCGATTATTTTGTGTCAATTTATTTTTGCATGTTGTCGTTGTGCCACAACTTACAAATTTAACAAACTTGACACAAATTGTCTTTTCTGCTTGCTACAGTATCTATTATACACTCACCAACCATTTTGTGCCAATTTATTTGTGTCAATTTTTGACTTAATCAAAGGGTTATTTTGTGGTTTTTTAACAACAAGCACACTAGTAGTAAAAAGTATTACATTTTGACCACAAAAAAAGTGCTACATTTTGTAGCACTTTTGAGCACATTTTTAAGTTAGCGTTTATTTTCCCGTTTGTAGTTTAATAAGTGCTGTAAGTTTAGCAATTAACTCGGGTGTTAGCACCCAGTTATTTTGTTTTGCTAACTGATCAACTTGCTGTTTAATATTTTGCATTTTTAAGTCCCTATGTGTTATGTTGTAAGCACTATGCTACAACAAATACATTGTAGCATAGTGGCCATTTACGGTCTATTTAATTTACTACAGTATAGTAGTCGGTGTCCATAAGAAGCCAATACAAGTTTTCCGTAGGACCTGTGTCCTTGGGATAGTCCTGCGGCATTTGGTCCATTAAATTAAACCAATGTTGGTCGCTACAACGACCAAATGCCAGTTGGCATTTTTTGCTCCAAGTTAGCCAGGATTTTGGCACATTATAAATTTGACCGCTATCCAGGTCTTTAATATTAACAACTACTTTTTGCATTTTAAGTTCCTTTGTATAAATGCTGTTTGTTGTAAGCACTATTGCTACAACAAATACATTGTAGCATAGTGGCCATTTAAGGTCTATTTGTTATTTTACTACTGTAAGTGTAGTTGTTAATTTGTTAAGTTGGCGTTGGTAATGCTTTAACCAACTAATACAAATTTGTTTTGCTTGCTCATCAGTTGCTACTGCTATAGCCCCAGTTAAGTTTTTAATAACTTCATTTAACATTGTAATTTGACCTTGTTTGGTGATCATAATATATCCCATTTGTGTTATGCTGTAGCACTATTGCTACAACACAAGTAGTTTAACATAGAGGCCATTTAAGATCTATTTGTTTAACTACGACTAAAGTATTATGACCTATGCGAAAGTAGTAGGCGAAAAAAAGCCCCAAGTATTTCTACCCGGGGCTATCAGTTATCGTAACAGTAAGACTACTCTGTAGCCTCATTTTTATTTAATACTGCTGACCTAATTAAATATTCATCTTCTGTGATATATCTATATCCTGGTGTGTTGCGTTTAAGATGATATGACAGCCCGCAAAAAGTCATGCCCATGTCCGCGGCTGCTTGTGTAACGCTGAGATAAACTCCTTTTGGTGTAGTCAAAAACTTGCTGTTTTTTCTTATAACAAATTTTGTGCCATCACGTTTTTCATAGACTTTTCTTTTTCTTGGTTCAGCATGAACATTAATATCTTTGGGTCGTCCTCGGGGATTTAGATCGCGTAAATCAATGCCATTGACTAGAAACTTACCTTGTTCGTTGATCATTTCAATATAACTAATTTGATCAATGACTTTGCCTGGAGTTTCTATTTGTGTATATGGTTTTAATGGCAGTCTTGGCTGTGCATATTGATTGGTCCAATACTGAACTGCTCCATGTGCCATTTGCAGTTCTATCCAATCTTTAGTTTTTTCTCTGGGAATAAGTGGATAACCAACTGCTTGCACCCATAAATTAGTTTTCTTATCTCGGTAAATGACTGCATCACTGGCAATCAAATCATTGGGTATCAGAGTCCAAGCCGCTGCCGCAGTTATATTATTTGGTTCATAGCCATTTATTGAAGAATATCTTCTTGCTGGATCTTGCTTCCACTGCATGTATACACTTAACGCAAGATCAGGGGCAATGGGACTTATCCCATTGCCTGACCATTTTTTTCTTTCATTGCTCATATCCGTATTTAGATATGATTTTCAGTTTAATTATTTTACAATCAAGTAACCAATAAAACCAAGCACAGCAGTAATGATGGTTCCAAATGTGGCAATTAACTGCACTTGCTTACTGGAATTTTGACGCTCCAATAATAACTTGATCTCGCTAAATCCTGCTTGAGTTTGACTTTTAAGGTCTGAGATAGTTGCTTCAATCTTGGCGATTCGGTTTTCCACATTGTCTAACCTTTCTTCAAGTGCTTTATATCTTAGTTCGCAGAGTTGAATATGTCCCTTCAATGAGGTTTCCTTAAAGTTGTCCATATTACTTTTTCTTTTTAACTTTGATCGTGCCTTCGCTGATCTTAATTGCTACCATTTGTTTAACGGCTTGTTTTTTAGTTGGATAGACTTTTCCGGATTCACCGTATTGATATCCTTTACCACCTCGTGGTCCTCGTGCTTTATGAATTGGCATATTATTTTCTCCCTGGTCTTGGCTTCTTGCGATTAGTTTTGGTTCTCATTCCTCTTGTTGGTAAATTTCTCATTGTATGCTCCTATTATAAATCGCTGATATGTGTAGCACCAGCATAGTTGCCGATAACTGTGATTAAGAACATTGCTCTATGTTCGCCTGTAGTTGGTATAGCGTGTGATGCTATTACATTTGTTGAAATTCTACTATTGATAACATGAACCGTGGCTGAACTTGCTGTTAAGTTATTAGCCATAACTGTATATTGAGCACCATTAGTTGCACTGGCTGTTAAGTTAGTAACATCAATAACACTGGTTGGACTACCTGTGCCTTCATTGATAGTTAGTTCAATATAGTTAGTAACGGTTGCCGCAGGAGTGTAAGTATCACCTTCTGTGATACTGGCTGTGGTAATATTAGTTCTTTGATTTTGATTACAGATACTACCTGTGGATGATAATGTTAGATAATTTGTGCCAGAACTATTTTGAAATGTATAAGCATCACTGTTAAATGTAGTTGCTGTTGTGCTTGTGCTAATACGAGTAGTTAATGCACCTAATACACCACCTGAACTATTGGCTCTAGTATCTAATGTTAGTGTGCTGCCGCCTGCTGTTGCCGAAAAGTCTTCTGTGGCTGTGGCAGTAACTCTAGCAGTTAAGTTTGAAGTTGCTGTATCAGCACCATAACTATTAGCACCGCTGGTTTTAGTTCCCCAGATAGCCATTTGTCCAGCAATGTCACCCGTTTTAATTTGTTGTCTGCGACCTGGAATACCACTTTGACGATTACCAACAATGTTAAATGAGTTAGTGGCTAACAATGTATAATTGTCAGGACCTGTGACAATGTTTATTTGGCTGCCGCTTGAACCAGCAAGTTGGCTAACTGATACTGTATATGTTCCAACACCACCAGTTGTTCCACTGTTTTGTGCTGTAATTCTTGTTAGTTGGCTTATACCTGAGCCATACACTTGTTGACCCACTGATAATATACCACTTACTACCGCTGTTACAGTTAAAGTTGTTCCTGCACTACCTGAGCCATTGTCAATATAACCTGTGACATTGGCAGTATCTTGTTCAGTAACACCAGCAATAGTTAAGTTATTATTTGGAAATGCTGACGCTGTGCTGCCGTGTCCTTGATATCTTGTATTACCATCTGCACTGGTTAAAACAACACCGTTTTGAGCATCACCAAAACCCATGTTTGCTCTACCAGGAATAGGAACTGTTACATTTCCTCCAGGAGTGCTTACTGTATTTGATGCGTTTGGTGCTGCTCCCCAACTGTTATTCAACCAAGCGGCTGTGCTAGATAAACCAGTGGCTGTGCTGGTATGTAATTTAATTCCTGGAGGCTGACTTTGGAATGCCATTCTAGCACCGCCATTCTTTGTGCCTTTGCCAGTGAAACTTCCTGGACTACCTGCACTAAACAATGTTTGACTTGCACTAACTGTATAAGTTCCAGTGCCACCAGTGCCTGTGCCATAACCATTAATCCATGTTCCTGCTGTGATACCTGTGGCATCTAATAATAAACCTGGATGCACATTAGTGCCCGATGTAACTGTTAGCGTGGTTCCACTAATATAACCACTAAAACTTGCTGTATCATTGGACCAGGCTTCGCTGGCTAAGAATAATATTGTATTCGGTGACCAACCTGAACCAGTTTCACTGGTAAAGTCTGCACCATTATATCCACCTACACGAATACCCGCATAACTACTACCATTGTTAGGAACAAAACTTGAACCAGTGCTTGAAGGTAAACCTTTTTTACTTTCTAACCAAATACTTGGAACACCGTTTGTGCCTGCTACACCGCCTGGACGATTTTGTCCATATTCGCGAAGATGAATACCAGCAAGTTGGTTATTAGTAGAATTATCTACATAAACACTATCTGATCTTAATCCAAGTCCGCTGATAATAATACTATTAATAGCACCCGTGCTGTCTACACTGGCACCGCCCAATGCTGCCGTTTTATTAACTGATAATCCACCATTTGAACCAATTACTGAGCCAGCAACAGTTTGGCTACCTGTAGTTGAACTGGCATAACTTGCGCTAGTAGTTGTTGATGCTGTAACTGTATAAGTTCCATTATATCCTGTAGGAGTTAATCCAATAACAGTGATACTACTACCTATAGGGAAAAAGTTAATGCCAGTGTCAGCAAATGTAATAGTTGCTGTGCTACCAGTGCCACTGGCACCTGTTGTAACTACTGTGCGTCCTACTTTGGCATTACTGGTCATTGTAGTGCTGCCAGTGCCATTAGGTCCTAATATAAGATTACCATTACTGGCTGTTGTAACACTAAGAGCACCAGTTGAATCTGTAATGCTACCACCTTGAACATCTAAAGTGCCAGCAAGTGTTACATTTGCTCCACTCATTGTGATTGCTGTTGCACTACTTGATTTAATAATATTACTAGTAACAGTTAAATCACCTACTACAGTAACGTCATTGTTGCTGAGTGTAATTGCTGTTGTGCCATCATCTGCGGCAATTAGTGGTGCTTCTATACCAATTCGTGCCTTAAAATTCTTATTTGCCATAATTCATTATCCTTATGATTAAACCACTATTGCGGTTCTTGTTACTTTATAAACGGTAACTGCGTTTACAGGTGTTGTTAGCAGTCTAACATTTCCACCACTGATATCTACGTTAAATGTTGCTAAATTTACATTAGTCATTACATCTGCATAAGTTGTTTGGCTAGCAGTTGTGCCATTATGCACTACCAGCATTTCTACACTTTGATAATCTGTGCCACTGGTTATGCTGATTAGATATTTTGCTGTTCTATATGTGCTACCACTAAAACTATCTAAAATTTGATCCGCTGTGGTCGCTGAAGTTGTCAGCGTTAGTGTATCTAATAAAGCACGGCTGTCAATGTTCACTGAACCAAATGTCACAGCATCTGTTGTGGCTACACTTTGTCCAATACTTACTGTGGCTGTGTTAGCATCAGTGTATGCTACTGTAACGCCAGTGCCATTGGCAAATTTAACTGTGTCAGTGGTTGAATCACTGCCTACTAAATTTAAGTTTGCACCACCAGTTGTTGAACTAATATTTTGAGTATAAGTCGTATCAGTGTTTATACTAGTATTGGTAATAACACCTGTATTACTATCATAACTAATACCTGTGCCTGCACTCAAACTCTGTCTAGCCAATGCTTGACTAAAATATTTGTTAGTTGAGCCTTCTGTTAAATTGTCTGTGGTCTTAGTGGCTAATCTGGTGTCAAAGTCGGTGTTGGCGCGAGCAGTTGTATAATAGAGATTAGTTCCTTCACTGAGATTGGTTGTTGACTTAGTAGCAAGACGAGTATCAAAATCAGTATTAGCCCTAGCAGTTGTATAATATAAGTTTGTGCCTTCTGCGAGATTTGTAGTGGTTTTTGTAGCAAAGCGTGTATCAAAATCGTTGTTAGCACGAGTGCTAGTATAATATAAATTGGTTCCTTCATTTATTTTCGTAGTCGTTGGTGTGTCCCAAGTGAATACGCCTGTTGAACTGCTATAACTTAATATAGATGTATCATCTGTGGTTAAACTTATTGCTGATCGTGCTCTAGCATTGGTAAAGAATAAATTTGTTGTGCCTTCAATGAGTTGGTCAGTGTTGGTAACGCCAACTTCTGTGACAGTGATATCATTGGTAGTTGTTGTAACATCTACTGTAGTATTAGGAACAGTTACAGCAATTGTCTGTCCCTCAGGTGTTGTTACTGTAATACCACCAGAGGTAGTTACTTCAATAACATTTTGATTTGTTGTAACGGAGATATTACTCATAATAACTCCTTATGATATTGTTAGTGCGGTATAGCCTGCGCTTAAAATAGGATTGCCAATGTCAACATCTGGTTCGTAGCATTGTATGAATGCCCAACGATGACTGTTGACTTGTGAGGGCGTTGTGTTAGTAGTCCAAGTTACACCTACAATAGTGATTGGAACATTTTTTCTAGCATCAGGAATAATAGCACCTGTGTATAATCCGCCAGGGATAGTAATATTAACTAGACCTGTGGCAGCATCTACAACATTAATTGTGGTTGTGTCTACTGCTAAATCTTGTTTGGCAAAGTAGCCGATAACTAAACTACTTGAAAAGTTTGGCACGCCATTACGGTCATAGGTAACTGGATTTACTACCAATGTTTGAGCGTCCAAGCCCCAAGTCCAACCTGTGATATTTTGATTGAAATTGTATTGGTATGTGCGTTTTGTTGAAGGGAAGATCTGTTCAACTTGTATGTTGTCCGGACCTCCAAGATAATCTGCGAATGATAATACACCTGACATATTGTTCTCCTGAGGGAATAAGATATGGAATCTGCGGACTCCATATCATTATTTATGTTGCTTTTGCGAACAAGATTCTTTGCCCAGTAATACGAGTAACACCACCTGATATACCTGGTGGAAATAATGCGTATGCTTGTAATTGTATTACGCCAGGATCATATACACTATCTTCTATAACCTGCAACATTATTTGGCTGCCATCATTGAATAAATCACCGTATACAGTCATATAAGGAGTGCCTGATCCTGCTACAATGAGAAGTTCTATAATTTGATATCTAGTTGTATCTGTGGTATTTTCAACATTTAGTATATACTTGGCACTCTTATAATCAGTTCTACTCCAAGAATCAATTGTGTGATAAACACCAGGATCCCAATAACTGTTATTATACTTGGCCCAAATTGCTGAAGTGATGATATTTTTGTTTTCAATGTCTGGTCCAGGAGTAGTTGTAGTAGTAATTTGAGTTAAATCGCCTGTAACAGTTAGGTCATTACCTACTACTAAATTAGTTTCAATGTCAACACTATTGCTAATATCCCAAAGGTCATCATTTTCATACCAAGTAATCATAGCATCTGTGCTACCGCGTTCTACTTTAATGAATACATTTTCAGTGCCAGTGCCATCACTGTTCAATATTAAGTTTGTTCCTCTAACTGCTAAATCATTACCGATAGTAGTAGTGCCAGTAGCCGCACCGATATTAGTTGCTGTTGATGCGCCACCTATGTTTACAGTAGTAGCAGTGGTGTTTAATAAATTAAATGTTGTTTGTGTGGTTGTAATATCACCACCATTTACTGCCAAGTCCTTATTAACAACTGCATCCCAACCAATAGTTGTTGTGCCGCTGGCAGTTGAACCAATGTTAGTTGTTGTGCTTGCACCACCTATGTTTAATGTTGTTGCTGTAGAATTTAACAAATTGAATGTTGTTTGTGTAGTAGTTAAACTACCACCATTAACTGCCAAGTTGCCTGTGACTCTAGCATTAGCATCAAACCACGCATCACTGACTGCTCTTAAATCACCATTTACATCTAAAGTATAACTTGGTGTTGAATCATTGACACCTAACTTGCCTGAATTGAACCATTGATCTGTGGCATTGAACTGTAGTCTATTAGCACCGCCATAATTAAAACTCAATAAATCATCGCCACCATTGTTAGTAACGATGAAACTGCGTTCATTGTTAGTCATAGCAAACTGTGTTATGCTATCTGTGCCATTGTCAATGTGTAGTTCATAACTTGGGCTAGTATTGTTAATACCAACTCTGTTATTTGTAGCATCTACAAACAATACACCATTATTCACAGTTAGATTATTTGGAATAACAGTATTACCAGCGTTGTCTAACAGCGTTAGTTCATTGACTACTGTGCCATTACCACCAAACCAAGGCACACCTGTGCCTGGACTTGCACCATTATATTGACGAACATAAATTTGTCCACCGCTGTTAGTCAATCCAGCATTGTCACCTGTGGCAATTTCTAAATAACCTAGGTCATCGCCCGTTGATCCAGCACCAATGAACCAAGGATCATCAACTGTGCTTTTGCCACGAATACCATACATACTATTGGCACCATCAGTTTGTGTCGGGAAGGTTATCATTGGCTGTGCCACACCTTGACCAACTACAATACCACCAAATGTTGCTGAATCATCTATTTCTAATATGCTGTTATTAATCCATTTGCTGGTTGTAGCATCATAATATAATGTCTGTCCTTCATTAGGGTTAGTAATATCAACATCGGTTAAATCATTTAGACTACCACCACCAGTTGGGCTTGGAGTGTATCTAAAATTACCATCTTTGTTTGTAGTTGTCGGTGTGCTAAATTTACCAAAGCGTTTCTTAATGCCCATACGTGCTTTGATAAACCAACGACGATATGTTTGTGTATTAGCAGGAACTTCTGTAATTGTAATTGTAACAGTTTCACCATTGGTAAATGTTGGCACATTACCTTCTGGAGTATATTTTTTAAGATAAACATAATCGCTGTCTAATGGCAAATCATATAATGTGTCAGTGCCCTGTGTTGCTATAGTTGTGTTAACAGTATAAGTGCCTAGACCGCCTGTGACAGTATAAGTGCCTGCGGCTTGGACATCAAAGGCACGATCCAATGTAACTGTATTTGTTCCAGCGTTAATGGCTGTAATATGACTGCCACTTGCGCCTAAACCTGTGCCCATTAAATTATTGCCTATTTTCAATCCTGTGACATTGTTTAATACCACAGTATTAGTTCTAATTACTCCGCCACTTGAATATGTTTTACTCACAGGATTGTTTGTTAGTTGATTTACAACTTCCACACCACCTAAGTCAAAATAATCTCCAGCATTAATTGCACCGTAAGGAGTGGCTGTAACAGTCATAATATTACCAGCAACACCACTGTAAGTGCCAGGAGTTGAATTATTGTCAATCCAACCTGTGATATCCATTGGATCCCAACCTTCGGTGTAATACAATTCTATTTCATCATATGGACCACCTGTGGTAGGGATTTGAATCTGTAGTTGGAAATTAGGAATTGCAACATTGGTATCAATTTCAGTGATGAACACTACAGGAGGTTCAGGTAAATTTGGACTTGATCCGTATACACCAATACCAATATTTGCTGAAGTTGTAAATTCTGTTAGTTGTTCTACAGTATAAACATCAGGATTGTATTCTAAGGCTTGAATATTAGCAATCAATCCACCATCTTCAGTTTCTTGTTCTTTGACACGCATTACTCTAAAGTATTTTGGTGCCCAATCATACAATTCACTGTAAACACTGACAACATCTCCTGCTTGTGCTTGTATGCCATAATGAGTTGCAGTAAATTCAATGACTAAATCATCACGGCTTTGACGCAGTTCAAGTTGACCCAATATGTCTGCCTGCATACTATTATTACACAAGTCTAAACTTAGGCGTAATTGATTGTCGGGCTCGTTGGGATTGCGTTCATCTGCGCTTATTTCATTTCTAGCATAGGCCTTTTGATCTTTGTTGTTTTTGTCATAGAATTCTGCTTCAACATTGTTATATAAATCATCTAAGCGAGTAGAACTAATTGAAATACCACTGATAATATTATCATCACTGAATGACAACATAGTTGCTGGCAATGTATAGAAAGTTGTTGATGTAATGCTACCACTAGTTGAAGTTGTATAACGACCTTTCTGTCCAGCAGTTTCTCCTGCAGTTGGCGTAAGTTGTGCTGAAATAGTGCCAATCAATGTGCCACTACTATTATATAGTTTTTGTCCTGCTTCAATGCGACCTGATGGAAAGTTAGTAACTGTTAATGTTGATCCCGTTCTGCTTGCTGTAAAATAAGTTGCTGTCTGTCCAATTTCACCGGCGGTAACCGCTTTCTTAATAATTGGGCTCCAATATCCTGTGGCTACATTATAACTTAGCCAAGCACCAGCATTTTGCATAATAGTGTCAATGTTGTCTTTGACAGGACGACTTGTATCTATAACACCATTGATGCTGTAACGAGTTGTTACTTGTTCTGTTAGGCCTGCTTTATTAGTATAGTTAATATCTTCATCACAGAAATTCTTCCAGGCAGTTTTTGCTGATGTGTCAATGTAACTTAGATCAATACCAGCACCATAACGTTGGCTAGTCATGTAATCTAACCATACATCTGCAGGATTGCTAACACTATTGTTAAGTCTAAATGTTACATTAGGTAAGCCAGTAAAGCCTTTTTCACCATTGTATCTAACTCTAACGATGGCGTAAACAAGACCCTTCATTTCATTTCTACTTGTCCATGATCCATCACCATTGGGATTTGCTGGACTACTTCCCCAATAGTTGTAAGCATTGGCTTTGTTGCCAGCGTTTGTAGGAAAGATTTGATCAGCGGCTGTGCTACCGCCTGCGTATATACGCATTTCAACATAGCGATTTTTGTCTACAATAAAGTTAGTATCAATAAAATCTTCTACACTGGGATCTGGATCATTGACATTTTTGCGACCATCTTTGGCAATGTGTGTTTCTGTAGTTCCAGTTAGATAAGTTAAACGTAGATCATTCCAATATACATCATCAACAGTATAAACTGCTGATTCATCATTGCAAGTTTCACTTAAAACAATACAGTAATACATTACATCATTGACTTTATTTTCTAAAGATATTAATTTAGCATCTGTGATAACGCCATTGATGTATGCGTTACCATATACTACTGGAATCTTATTGTTGGTTGCTGGTGGAATTTGAACACGACCACCTTGTGCCATTGCGGAATTTACTCCTTTGTTAGGATTACCATTGATAATTCTTGATGTAATAAAGGCAGCACCTGTGGCTACAATACTGGCAACTAAAGCACCACCTAAGGATAGACCTACTCCAGCAATGGTTACTGCTGCTCCCCCTAAACTTAATAATGTTCCTGCTACATACGCACCTATGGCGGAAAATGCTGGCATATCAAACTCCTTTAATCTCTAATGTAAAGTTTCTCAGTGAGCCTGAAACCACGGCTTTCTAAATCATAGTCTGTTGTTGAAGTCATTCTGGTTGTAAAATAACCTTGTATCTCATCTTTACTTAACAACAAATCTCCTTGTTCGCAGAACTTGATAAACAAGCGACCTGCTCCTAGTGTCTTTCTATATTCTTCACGAACATACCAAACCATTTCACGTAGACTGACTTTATCAGGCATCCACATGTTTTGTTCTTTAACAGCAACTAATAATCCCACTGCTACTTCTTCATTGAAATATAACCAAATATAACCTTGATGTAAAACTGCATAAGCAATTTTCTTTATATGATTGACATCTATATGATTGATGTGTTTGTTATAACTAGTAGATGATAAAAATTCAATTAATAAGTCTGTGACAGTATTTAAGTCTGCTCTTGTCGCTAATCTTATCATATCTATGCTCACATGTTAAATTCTGCATTGGCATCTGTGACATTTCTACCACTGCCACCACCGCCATTACCGCCACCATTAATTGAACTGGCTGCTGATGCTCGGTAAGGCTTACCAAAGTCAAAACTTGCATTAAACAATATTTCAACTCTGTTCATACTTGGATCTGTATAATACCAATCTAGACTCAGTCCTGAACCATTGGTCAATGTTAAACTTGTGCCACCTTCTGTGTTACTTAACTTGAAAGTTGATGATGTTACAGGTGCTATTACATAATATGTATTGCCTTGTGTCAATCCAAGTTGCGTTGTATCATAATAAGTTATTTGATCCCCTGCACTAAGTCCATGACTTGCACTTGTTAACACATTACTGGATATGGCTGTAATAGTTTTGAATGTGATAGGCAATTCACTCCAATAAGTTTGATAGTCTTGTTTGTTTGTTCTACGTCCACTGACTTTGTTTTCAAGCACACCCATAATGCTTGAAGCAATAATTGTGATAGTATGATTAATACTGGGTTCTGCATTAGAAACATTTAGATCTTCTTGAACACTAAAATTACTAATGACACCGGTAAATCTTCTGTATATTTCACCTGTGATAATCTCCTGTGTTCTGTAATCAAAGAAAGCACGATAAATGTTAACTTCACCGCCTTTGATCTGTGTGCCTAAGGTGGCAGCAATATATTCAGGAGGAATAGCACTTAGGCTTACTTGTATTTCGTCGTTGGCATTACTAAGATTACTTTGAATGTCACTGACTGATAAAAAACCTGCCAATGCTTGATAGGTATGATTGCCTGTGCCATTGTCATGAACTATGGGCTTATAGCAATTACTGATGTAATATGTTGTGCCATCAAGTGTTAAGTCAATTAAAACACCGTGTTCAATACTGCGTTCATTGTCTACTGCTGTGATAGTTGTTGTCATTGTATTTGCTCAATCAATTCAAAATCACCTGTAAGTTCTACAAGTTGTCCAGGCAGATATCTAATCTGCGGAAGTTTTGCCACTATTACATTGAATACAGCGGCTCTGGCACCAACACGAACATCTGTGTTTGTAGATATTGTGCCAATAAATCCTCGGTTCAATGGAACGCAGGCTGTGGGAGTTGATGTTGGACCAGTGCCATTAAATGTTATTGATCCAGCAGTCATTGCTGTAGTTGAAGTAACACTGATATTTGGATTAGTTGTAGAATTATTGATATTATCAATATAAGTTATACCACCAAATGCTCCAGTGCCACTGGTCTTAGATATAATCTGTCCTACGCTTAAATTTGCAAATGAACTTAGACCTGTGATAAAAGTTCTTGTTGCTGTGCTAGTAAATCCTACATTACTACCTGGACCACTGGCATTAGGAGCATTGGTTAACAAATATACACCAGCGGGCTGTATAGTTCCTGTAACACCTGTGACTGCTGTTGGAATAACAACATCTGCTGTAGAAATATAAGGATAATAAAATCCTGTAGGTCTAAGATAATCACCCTTTTTAACCAAATACAAACCAGCAGTTATAGTTGTTGAATTTGAATTAGTTAAAACAATTTTAGCACCTGAAGTATCACTGGTTGCTTGATAACTATCTATATTATTATTGTTTAATGCTCCGGTGCCTTCAGCATTACCTTGATATGCAATCATCCAACTATTGCCTTGATTAGCCAAACCTGTTGTTGGACTAATATTATTCAAATAAAATCCATGTGGTGCGTATCTATCATTGTCAAATATTGGTTCTAATACGCTTCTGTATTCGGCGGCAGTCCATACAGGTTTAGGAGTAACTGTAAATCTAAATGGATTTGCCCAGTTGCGGCTAACAGTAGATATCCTACCACTGCGACTCAGTGTTTGTGCCACTAACTTACTGCGGTTAACTTCTATGTTAACTGCTGTGTCTATAATTTGTTGCATTGTCATTATCTACGACTCCTTATTGGAAGACTTCTTCTTCCCTGTTCTGCTACATTGTGAATAAACTCTGGATCACGGGCTATCATACTACGGAAACTACTGGCATCAACTGCTTGGATACTATAAGTTACATTGGTAACTGTTGTTTCACCACCACCGAATAGTTTATCATTCGGAACAATCACGCCTGCTGATTTTGGCAAGAATAATTCTGGACCGCGTTCACCAACCAGTGTAGGACCATCAATAGGTCCGCCAATGGCTGCTCCGCCATATGTTCCGCCTAGAACTGAGCCTCCTGCTAATTGGCTGCCTCCACCGAAGATTCCACCAAACATACCTAAAAATCCACTTAATATCTTTTTGGCTTGTATTCTAGCAAAGTCTGCAATAATACTATTAGCAAGATCCTTAAATGATAGTTTACCAGTTTGAACCATCTTAACAAAAGCATCTTCAAATCCTTTAGTAAATGTTTCAAAATAAGTTTTGCTTTGTTCAGCGGCATTGTTTGCACTATCTTTATAGTTGGCAAATGCTTCATCCCAACCTGCCTGCCAAGTTCTGCTTGCTTCTACATTGGCAATTTGTGCTTCTGTAATATTTTTATAACCTTGAGCAATAGCATCTAAACCATCTGCAAGTTGTTTGGCTTGTTCTGCTGTTAGACCATCACCATTATCTTCAAATGTATTGGCAAATGCACGACTGGCTTCTAATGCTGCCTTGCGATTTGTTTCACCAATGTCCATCATTTGTTTTTGTAAATCGCCTTTGCCTATTTTACTGCCAGCAAATGCTACATCTTGTCCTTGACTGATAATAGATAAACGAGCACTAGCCAATGCTTCTTGTATCTTTGCTTGTTGCTCCATGGCTTTAGTAAGATTTTGAATATCTTGCAAGCGAGCCTTTTCAATCATTCTAAGACCTTGACTGTTTTCAATGGCTGCTGTAATTCTGGCAGCATCTACAGTTGCGGCTTCTTGTATTTTCTTAATCTGTTGATCATATACACCAGCAAGTCCTGCTTCATCTTTGCTTAACAATGCTTTGGCTTGACGCAGTTCTTCAATCTTATCTGCGGATCTTTTGAATACTGCTTCTTGTGCTTTGACAACTTCAGCATAGTCTTCACTCTTACCAATCAACATATTTTCAATGTTGATAGTATCTATAATCTCTGCACTTTGTTTCTTAAATGCTACAATATTTTGTTGTATTTCTAGTCTGCGTTTGGCAAGAGCATCTGTGACTTCACGAGTTGTGTCTGCTTCTTTTTTATTTGCATCACCACCTGCTGGTGCTTCTGGTGTTGTGCCACTAAGTCCAAATATACCTGCTACTGCACCAGCAATAGAACCTACTAATATACCAACACCACGCAATGCTTTCATTAATGCACTTGATCCGCCAAAAACTTGAGCACCTGTCATTGCGGCACCTTCTGCGGCTGCTCCAAATCCAGCAAACCAAGTTCTTAGTTGTGTAATAGCAGGTCCTATGGCAGCAAAGCCACGAGCAATAGTTCCAAATAATCTAACTATGATTGCTACTACACCGCCACCAAAGACTGCTAACAATGTTACACCAACAATCTTTAGAATAGTCACTAACTTTTCAATGTCTTTACCACCATTGCTGATTCTATCTACTAGATCAATAACAGGACCTAACACAGTTAAGAAAGCAATACGCATAGCATTCAAACTACTTGCAAGTTTGTCATTTAAGTCTGCGGCTTTTTGTATTGAGGCAGCATACTTGTCATTGCTATTACCAATTTCATCTAACTTGGTTCTAAGTTCTCTTGGATCAACAGTTTTGAAACTCTTTCCAAATAAATCCATTTTAACAGCGGCTTCACGACTTTTGTTGCCAACATTATCAAAACCATCAATGGCAGCATTTAACAGTTCTTGCTCACTCATTGTCTTGAGATCACTTAAACTAATGCCAAGTTCAGCAAATGTATTCTGTGCTTTTAGACTGCCCTGTGCGGCTTCATCAATACTGCGAGTAAACTGTGTAATACCCTGAGCCATTTGTGCTGGCTCACCACCTGCTTGTCCTAGTGCTTGTTGGAAACTTAGCAATTGTCCAATAGCAATACCTGTAGCGTTACTTAGGTCACTGAGTTCATCAGCAAACTGTAATGCACCTCTACCTGCGGCACCAAATGTTAGACCTGCTAGTAATGTTTTTAATCCTAGAATCTTTTTGCTAAAGGTATCAAATGTTCCTCCAGCACGAGTTAAATTCTTTTCAGTGTTTGATGCAAACTTTTGCGTGGCACTATCAGCGGCATTTAGATCCGCTATATATTTTTTGTTATCTACTTCTATTGCTACGCGAATAGTGCTAGCCATATTAAAGTCCTTTCAATCTACGATCCACTTCTTTTTGGATCTCTTGTTCTGTTGGAGCGATGATACCTTTACCTTCTGTCTGTGGACTGTAGTTATCTTCCAGTCTTTGAGCATAAGGATAGTCAGCAACTACAGTATTACCTTGTAAGCGAGTATTTCTACGAGCATTACCGCTACGTTTTGGAGTATTCTTTTGCATTTCCTTTTCAGCAAACTCGGGCAAATCATCTAAAGCATGTTTTGCTTCAGCCATTTGACGATTAAACTGCGTTAGATTTACTTTTATCACGAACTCTCTCCATCATTTTAACCAAGTCTTCTTGTTTATAGTTAGGAACAGCGGGCTTGTCACCATTCATTGCTCGCTCTTGAACTGCATTTCTATATCCTATGGCAGTATCAGCAATAAACACATCAAAAGTATTAGCACGATTCATAACTTCACTGGGAAGTATTCCGTATCTTTCGCTTAATGTGTCTATTAGCATAATCATACTAAGTTCAATACTGCCTTCTGGTATCTCCTCCTGGGTTACTTTCCCAAGCGTTCTACCACTGCTCCTATCACTGAAATCATTACGTCATTAGGCAATGCTTCACCTTCTTTGATTGCTTTATTTCCATGTTCATCAAGAACTAATTCATTGACCATGCGTATCATTTCGCCATAGTTATCACTGCCCAATGTTGCCATTTTAATGAATTGTTCAATTGGTTGTCTGTCCATGATCCAAAACTCTAGACTGTCATTATACTTTTCCTGGATCTCAGGTGTGTCTAGGGTGATTTTAATTAGTTGTGGCTTGCTAGCCAATTGTGTTAGATTTAACGCCATATCTTATTTTCCTTCATATCGTTGTTTCAAATAATGTATTGTAGTCAATACAAATCTCAATCTTACTTCTGCTTGCTCTAAGTCTTTTCTAGCACAGCGTATCTCACTTAGTGACTTTGCTGTTTCTGCTTCAAGACTTTGATATATCTCCATATCTGTTTTATCATCAAATATCATCATATCTCCTTGCTGTGTTATTTAGCATTTTTAAGCCAATGAAAAAGCACCCTGAGGTGCTTAATCACTTCCCATCCCTGAGAAATTAAACTACTGTATAGTCGCCTGTAACAGTGATAGTGCATGGACTTACCCATACTGGGCTATCTGCACTAACAGTTGGAGCCAAGCCAGTAATATAACCTGTGCCGGTTAAATTCTTGCCTGCACCACCTGTGCTTGTATCACCAAGATACAATGCAAATGATACTAGTTTTTTGTCTTTGCTCAAACCAAAGATACCTTTGTTGATAGCAACATTACTGCTTGCGCCATCTCCAAAGAAACTAGTTTGATCAAGAACAATATTAATATCAATACTGTTGGTTGCTGTTGTTGGAACTTGTAGTTTTGAACCTTGGTCCAATTGTGTCCATGTGAATACATCGTTGCTGTTATTAACTGTAATGTTTTGCATTGCAGGTATAACTAAGGCACTTGTATCACCACTTACGCGAATGTCTAGAGTTGCTTCAACTCCGGCTACGCCTGGTGCTGGAAATATGTAAGCCATATTATTTTTTCCTTATGCTAAATTTGCGAATCTATATTCGCCTTCATAGACAACTCTGTCATTGTCTATGCTGACTGTATAGTCAAACAAGCGTGTATAAACGCCTGTGATAGTAGTGATATCTTTAGCACTACTGAGAATTGTCAATGCTGAATCTAAGTCTGCGTTTCTATTTTTTGCATCAACTGTTAAAAACCATCTTACAATGGTAATTCTTTGGTTGATTTGCAAACTACCCAATGTAGGCAGTAAGGTGTCTTCTTCTGTATA